CTACCCCTCCCGGCTGGAAACCCGCGTGCGCAACCTGCAGGTGCACTCCCACGATGTGCAGGAGGCCTATGCCGCGTATCAATATTGCTGGTGAAGTTCTAACCCCGCAGGAGCTGCTGAACGCTACATACACGGGACCGTGGCTGGCCGATGCCAAGAACTACTTCTCGAAACGTAACTGTGTTGCTGCAAAGATGGCTGACGGATATCTGAAGGGCAACCCGATTCGGCAGGAACTGCTGGAAAAGGCACTGGCTTGGATTGCTGACCGTGACGGTCTGGAATCTGGACAGATGTATATGGCAATTCACCAGCATGACGCGGATGCCAATGACCTCTGGCTCTACTTCCAGTCTGTCATCAACTGGGCAAAGATGTTGTTCCCGACGAAGCGGAAGGGAATTACTGATGCACAAGCATGGGGACTGCTTTACAACCAGTACCATTCAAAGCAGTACAACAGCAACGCTCTGGAAGCTGACATCAAGAAACTCGTGCTGGATGATGATGTGACCAAAAAGGCAGGCATCATCCCGTTCATCCTCTCTGACCGCACTTGGCGTGATGAGAAGCACCTGTCCCTTCGTGCGTTTACTGAGTCGCAGAAACTCCGTGCCTACGAGCGGCAAGGGCATAAGTGTCCCTTGTGCGTTGCAAATGGTATCAATACCGAGTATGCCTATGAGGACATGGAAGGTGACCATATCGTTCCTTGGAGCAAAGGTGGACATACCACGGATGACAACCTGCAGATGCTGTGCAAGGAATGCAATGCGGCGAAGTCAGATAAGTAAGGAGAAATAAAAATGAATTTTTTCGCAAAGTTGGCAGAATTAAGTGATGGAACTATTAGTGAACTGAAATGGATTGTTCTCTTCCTGAGCTGCATTGCGTTTTTTGTTTCGCTTTTGGCGTTAAAGTCTTCTAAAGAGAACGTATTAAAAGCTATAACTTATAGTAGCGTTGTTTCTTTTGCTGTTGCAGCATGCGGATTTGTATATTCTGACATTCTTGATATGGTATGTAAATTGATTGGCTATGATACCGGAGTATTTATAACTATTATTAGAGTGTTGTTTGCGATTCCTGCACTAATTTCTGCCGTTGGATTTGTACTTTCCTTTGAGGATACAGCAGAATCCTTTTACAATAAAATACACAAAGGCAAGTAAAACTGCAAGGTATAATGATTTTTGCACGAATAGTTCCGTTTCTTTTATCTAACATCGGAAAATGGACTGTTCATGAGTGTGATAAAGCAATCGCATTTTTGTTTTGTATGATAGCAATGTATTTGCCATTGCAATTCAGAAAAGAATGCTTGTCAACAGGCAGAGAATATATTGATGATTATCCAAAAGATGATTTATATATGGAGGATTTGTTTTTAAAAGCGCTCCATACAATATATGTTTACTTAATCCATTATGACTATTATTCGCGAGTGGATTTTATCTAATGTTTCAAAAAAGGGCGAGGCATTATGGAGATGCACACGAATGTCACTGAAACCAAAATCAAAGTGTCAGACATCGTGGAGAGCTGCATCTGTCCCTTCGTGCATATTCGACAACTGAAGCCGAACAGCAGGGAAAAGATTGTCATTGATGAGTCGGATTTTGTAAACACCGACAAAACCTTTGCTGATATCTTTCCAAATATGGTAAAGCACAAACTGTACTATATTGACGATGAAGCATACAAAATCAGCAAGATAGAAGACAATGTTTAACACTAAGAAAACCGTCCGCCAAAACATTCACGGAAGTGAAGCAACTTACTCCGGAACCGTGACTGCCGTCACCCACATGACCGTCGTGGTCTTCATCCCGGCACTCGATGGCGAGGTGGATGTCTAGCCTAACCCTGATGCATTCGTCCAGAACAGTTCTGCCCAAAAGTAGGAAATATTGCTACTGTGCAGGCTGTGCTTAAAGGCGGCAATTATGTTGTCACCGCAGTCACATTCGTGTCCCAGCAGGACATCCGGGAAGACATCCCCGTCACCGATGACGACCTTCTTTTGCTTGATGACGAAGATGAGGATACAGAGGAATACGACTGGTAAAACGAGCCTCCCGTAGAGGATTTCGGCGACTTAGATATTGACTGAGTTATTGATAATGATAATTGCATATCAAGAAAATGAATGGTATAATGTAAATAATACAAACCGCCATCCCGCACTAAATTCAAATACCAACAATCCAAACAAATCCAATCATGAAAGGAGTCATACCATGTCCACCCTCAAAAACGGCGAGTTCGGCATCGACTTGGACAAGGAGAAAATTCTCTGGACCGACCGCAAACGCCACACCATTTTTTCTCTGCCGTTGTCCTTTACGAAGTACACCCTGACCGAGACCAAACTTATCATCCAACGTGGCTGCTTTAACCTGCGCGAGGATGAGATTCAGCTGTACCGCGTCAGGGACATCGCGTTCAAGCAGAACTTCTATGAACGCCTTTGCCGTGTAGGTAGCATCCATCTCTGCTCCACGGATGCCATGACACCGGAAATCGATATCCGTCGTATCAAGAACCCGCGCGATGTCAAGGAAGTGCTTTCTAAGACCATCGAGGCTTGCCGGAAAGTGAACGGTATCCGTACTTCGGAAATCATCGGGGACCATGGTCACTTCCCAGAGCCTGCCCCGCATGGTATGCCGCCTGAACCCTGCCGCGAACATCCCCATGACTAATAATAGCCCGTACAGATTCAGTTCTGTGCGGGCTATTTTTTGTTTCCAAAAGAAATTTTCGGAAAATCCGGCCTAGTCAGATTTCAGGGTGATGGGGTAGTTGACCAGCTATGCGAACGGTTTAGAATTATAGAAACAAGCCGGGAAAACCCACGACTTCAGTCGTGGAATGAAAGGCGTCAAGTAAAATAAATAGCTGCTGTCTATCTTTGGATAGGCAGCTTTTTTGTTTGCCTATGCTTGCAAATTGCGTACCATGGATAGTAGAGTCCAACTGAAAGGAGGCTGCTATCTATGCGTCTGGTTGTTAAAACTTACAAGTATAAGCTGTACAACAGTAAAAAGAACAGATACCTGGTGCGCCAGATTGAACTTGCCTCCGAAATTTGGAACTTCTGCATTGCTATGCGGCGCATGTACTATTTGGTCTATGAAAAGAAGCTCAAGGCAAACGACTTGAAAAAGTATATTGCTAAAATTGGCAAGCGCCGCAAGTGGGCACATTGGCATAATCTCGGCAGCCAGGCGATTCAGGATGTGGTGGAACGGGTTGACCGTGCCTATAAAGCCTATTTTGATAATAGGAAAAAGGCACATCCTACCAAGAAGTCTCTGCCAAAATTTAAGAAGCGCGAAATGTATAAAAGTTTCACGCTCAAACAGGCAGGCTACAAGTTTGAAGGAAAAGGCCGCATTACCATCAATGGCAAAAGGTATCGGTATTTTGATTCTCGGCCATTGAAAGGTAAAGTGAAAACCTTAACCGTCAAGCGCGACAATTTGGGCGACATCTATATTTTTGCCGTCACGCAGGAAGAATGCAATGAAGTCCTTTCACGAGCAGGTAAAGCTGTCGGGATGGATTTTGGCTTGAAGCACTTCCTCAACTTGGATGACGGCAGCGTGATAGATTCCCCTGAATGGTATAAAGCCTCTCTGAAAGAGCTGCAGCGGGTGCAAAGACATATTTCACGCTGTAAGCTGGGAAGTAATAACCGTAAGAAAGCAATCAAAGAGTTGGAACGTGTCTATCGAAAAATATGTAACCAACGAATCGACTGGTTCTTTAAGGTTGCTTACCAACTGATAGCGGATTACGCTATCATCTGCATTGAAGACTTAAATCTTGCAGGGATGCAAAAACTCTGGGGACGCAAAATCAATGATATAGCGTTTGGTGAGTTTGTCAAAATCCTTGAGTGGACAGCATCCAACTGTGGCACGGAGGTCGTGAAAATTGACCGTTTCGCTCCATCCAGCAAGTGCTGCAGTCGCTGCGGGTACATCTACCCGAAGCTCACACTCAAGCAGCGGCAGTGGGATTGCCCATCTTGCGGCACGCACCACGAAAGAGATGTCAATGCAGCTATCAATATATGCCGCATGGGATTAGTCCAAATGGGCTACCCTGCGTAAAAATGCTCCTGCGGGTGGGGCACCACGCCGTTACCGAGAGGCGTAAGACTGGGACAGCCAGCGGCCTCGTTGAAGTAGAATCCCACGATTTTAATCGTGGGAGTGTGTCAAATCGAGAAGCTCATGGACGTGTTCTATTCGGGGTTCACCAACAATGAAGCTGAACACTACGCTATCGCGCTGCGGGACGAACTGCTGCGCGAAAATCGTGTCAAGCGCGGCACACAGTATGCAAGGTTTGCCTTTTTCCGTACTGCAAACCGGCTGAACCAGTATTATAAGACTGCCACCGGGCAGCGGGTTGCCAGGCGTGTCAACAATGGGGATTTCCCGTACAATGTTTACGATGCCAACGGCGGTATCGTGAAACCCGAAACCAAGAAAGCCAAGAAAGCTGGGTAATGCCATCAACTTGAGTCTTTGCAGCTGTACGAATCTTGCAAAACTAAGATATAGCCCAAAAAATTCCGATAAACCGCATAAAAAAATTGTTGCAAGGAGACAAAAACTATGAATAAGTTTGAAGCAAGGAGCACGCTGGGGAGCGAGGCTGTCCCGGTTTTCGACGATGACGGTGAGCTCACGGAATGGCTGCACCGGGATAACTACACTGTTGAAGAGCTGGAACTGATGAACTTCGTCGGCAAAGAAAAGCCTGTCATCAATAAGGATGGCGTGAAAATCGTTCGGGATGGCACGGTCATTCGGAGAACCAACACTGAAACAAGAAAAACTGAATTTCTATTCATCCCGCGCATTGTCACCAGCGAACAGAAAACGGTGTGAGGTGCAACGTGGTCAAAATTTATGGGTCCAGTGACGACCTTGTCTGCCTGGATAATTCCAACTATGGGGTCGATGAAATTGGTTGCTTCGATGTCAATGGAGTTCGGCTATTCTTGGATGATGACACAATTTTGGTAGTGCGCTATACGAACGGTATCTGGCGCATCGAAATCGAGCAAAAGGGTACTGCACCATATCAGCATGAGGTCTGTGCGGGCAATGATGAGGCCGATTACAGCGATATCTTTTGTACGGAATCCGACGTTATTGCGCACGAAATCATTCGATGAGGATTGGAGCAGCCATGGCAAAAACTCTTCTGACTCAAAAAATAGAATCAGCGCTAAAGGTTTGGCATCCTGCCAACTATGGTGGATACCGGGTTGATTCGTTCCGTCAAGGCTTCGACGCTCTGAAAGTACCTGTCGAGTGCGGTTCGATAAAATCCGGCCTTGTTGACTTCGTTCGGGTTCAAGAGTGCTTCACATCAGAAACAAAATGTGGGACCTGCAAACTCTCAATATACAGGGATGAGGACAGAGACTTAGTTATGCCGTCCATCCGGCAGTGGACGCAGGAAGTATCATGCCCTAAAGATATCGCCGACTGGAGTTTTCGTAATGAACCGTGTACGGAACGGCTCTGCAGGCTATATAAGACGAAACATACATACACCATCGACACCGTCATCACCTGCGTGGAAATTAAGGTTTCCGTGAGTGACTTTCACTCTGACCATGGCCACAACTTTGTGGGGCACTGTAACTACTATGCGATGCCGTTAGCACTATACAAGAAAGTCAAAGATGAGATTCCTGATGGTATAGGAGTTCTGCTATATTACAACGGCGAAAATACCTGCGGGATTCGCAAGAAAATCAAATGCAAGCCCCGCCAACTCTCGGAGAAAACCCAGAAATGGCTCATTATGTCAGTTGCTAAGCGACTGACAAAAATGAGCAAAGCATAAACAATTATTCTGCGAATATCACGATGCCATAAAGATATTCGCAGCGATAAAAAATTTTCTAAAAAAGGAGAGAGATATAGTGAACTCTTAGACAAAAGCTAAATTATAAAGTGACAGCAAAGGAGAAGAAAATGAAAAATGTTATGAAAAGTATTGCATTTATCATGGCAGCGATGCTTGCTACGTCTTTTACAGCTTTCGCAGACGATGCGGCAAAGAGCGCAACGACTACGGTAAATGCAAGCGTAAACGGAAACTACAGTATTACGGTTCCAGAACGTGTAACCTTGACCGGCTCTGGTGGAACGGGAGTTAAAACGGCATCGCTCGATGTTACCCTCAAGGGAGACATTCCCGAGGACAAGGTCGTTACCGTAACAACTGTTCCGCCCGTTATGACACGGTCCGGAGCAAAAGATGTGACGGCAACGGTTGAGACACCGAAAACTACATGGAGCCGAGATGACCTCTTGGCGAACTCGAAAGACGGCACAAAATCGGAATATACCGTTTCAGCTACACTCACACCAGGCGACTGGACCGGCACAGCAACATTTAGTTGTTCCATGTCGTAATGCTAGTCAAATACAATGAGAAGGAAAAAAACCATGAAAATTAAAAGAATGGCGGCTGGATTTGTTGCAGTTGCCATGTTTGCCTCAATGGCGCTAACTCCAGCATGGGCAGAAGAGCTGACGGATTCTGTGGTAACGAATGATTTAACAGATACGGTCAGCGATGAACCGTCTGATACAGACGTTCTGGATGAAGACGAAAATTCTAACCAACCCCCGCATTTTTTTCAGATACTGCAGCCGAAGGCAGTGCCTCTTTAGGTGCAGAAGATGACGGTACTTCTGTAGAAACAGCGGAAAACGAACCTAAAGAAGAAGGAAACACCGTATCCTTTACAACGCAAGGTGATAGAGGGTCCTCGCTTCAAGCCGATAGTAATAATAAAACGGCGGCCACTCAAATCACGGCGTCGGTAGAGAGTACTTATACTCTTGTCGTTCCGGAAAACGTATCAATGACCGGTGCGGATGGTACTGGTGAAAAGAGCGCATCGATTCCGGTTCTTCTAAAAGGGGATATTCCGGAAGGTAAAGCAGTCTACGTCACGACAGACGCATCTCCGATGCAGCGAACCGGTTCCAAGGACGCGCCAATGTCTGTCATGGCAAGCAAGACCCAGTGGAACCGCAGTGAACTGCTAGGTGATGGAACATCCTCTGATTACTCTGCAACAGCCACACTTACTCCGGGTGATTGGCTTGGAACGGTTGTGTTTAATTGCTTGCTCAACAAAGCTACCATCTACAATAAATTTACAGACAGCGACCCATTTAGCATTCTGGAAGATGGCGAAACATCTGATGGCAAAACATTTGAAAGCAATAATGAGGCAGTGGCAAAAGTAGATGCAAATGGAACGGTGACAATTATTGGAGCTGGAGTTGCATCGATTACAGTGTCTTATGTTGACGAAGAAGGAAACAAACAGCAATACATAGAAGTTGTTAATGTGGTAGAAAGACCGCTGTTTACAGCATCAATGCTAAAAACGGCATTAGATGAACAAAAAGCTGCAAATAACTCAATTACTGCAATTCATTTCGGAGAATATGAAATCCCCAATAATGCCACAACTTACGATGTTTCAAGTGACAAGTCCGGAAGCATTATAGCATTTTGCAATGGAACTGAATTATGGGTAACGAATGCAGAAGGCGGAGCTTTACAATTTGCAAGTGGAGATAGCCTTTCTATAAGGGGAAACGTAGATAAAGTAACAAAGTTATTTTATGACAATGTAAATACCAGCAGGGTAACAATTGTAAATAAGGTATTTCAATATTGGAAAAAACTAGAAGAAATTTATGGACTTGAAAATTGGGATGTTTCAAACATCACTGATATGTCTAAAATGTTCTGGAGCTGTGAAAGGCTGACGACAATTTCGGGGATTGACGCATGGGATACAAGTAAAGTTACAACAATGTACTACATGTTTGATGATTGCGGTAGACTAAAATATTTACCGGACATCGGGAAATGGGACACTTCAAATGTAACTTCAATGGGATGCATGTTTAATGATAGTGGCTTAAAAGAATTGCCGGATATCAGTAATTGGGACACAAGCAATGTTACTGAAATGTATGGAATGTTTGCGGAATGCCGCTCGCTAAGCAAGTTGCCTGATATCGGGAAGTGGGATACGGGCAATGTAAAAATGTTCGGCTACAAAAATACAGAAAGCCTTGGAATGTTTAGTTACTGCAGTTCTTTAACGGAACTCCCAGATATTAGCAATTGGAATACCAGCAATGCAGAAGATATGGGGCGAATGTTTCAGCGGTGTACAAAGCTTGGAAGACTACCAGATATTGGCAAATGGGATATAAGCAATGTAAAAAGCGTAGAACACATGTTCGAAGATGATAGAAAGATTACTGATTTTTCAACGTTAGCCAATTGGGATACACGCAGCATCGAAGACATGAGCGGTATGTTTGAATATTGCGCAGGTATTTCAAATCTTCACTTTTTGAAAACATGGAACACCAGTAATACACTATATACGGGCGGCATGTTTTACATGGGTAGAAGTCACTTACAGGAAATACACCCCCAATTAACGTCATTGGAGGGGCTTGAAAATTGGGATGTAAGTAACGTTATCTCTATGTACAATATGTTTGGGGACTGTGACAATTTAATTGATATTTCAGCACTCAAATCATGGGAAACGGATAACTTGCAAAATATTTCGAATATTTTTTATGGTTGCTCAAAAATTGATGATATATCCGCACTTAAATCTTGGAACACTGGAAACGTTACCGATTTTTCATATGCTTTTACATATTGCAAAATGAGCAGCCTTGACGCGCTATCAAATTGGAAAACCGAAAAAGCTACTTCTTTTCGGGAAACATTCTCTGGCTGCACAAAGCTAACAGATATTGCAGCCCTAAGAAATTGGAATACGATGAATGTTACTGACATTTGCGAAACGTTTGGTTACTGCTCGTTAATTCAAGATTTTTCACCAATTTCCAATTGGGATGTTTCAAAAGTGACGACAATGGAAAGTACATTCTCTGGCTGTAAAAATTTAACGAATTTGAATGCATTAAAAAGCTGGAACCCGAAAGCTGTTACAACTATGGATTCGATGTTTAGTAGCTGTACATTATTATCAGATATATCTTCGATAGCATCCTGGGATACTTCTAATGTAACATCAATGAGCTATATGTTTTATGATTGCACATCTCTCGAAGATGCATCTCCTATTAAGAATTGGGATATATCGGCCGTGACAAGTCGGTATAAAATGTTTTATAATTGCCCTTGCGGTGACATTTTTGCATCCACAGCATAAAGGAGAACGAAATGAAAAGGCTTTTGAAAATTATCATTTTTGCCATCCTGGCCGGACTTGGTGCTTTCTGGTATACAGAAAACCAGAAGCGCCGAACTCTGATTCCGCTTGAATTCCGAGGCGAGTGAGATGCGAAAAGACATCAAAATTGTGCTGGAAATTATCTGGTATCTAATTCTGCCGGTAATTGCTTTTGTACTTAATATCAGATACTGGCATGGGTATCTAGCGAATCCTGGCTGGTCCTTGACTCATCCATCCTACATTGTTTTCGGATTTATTTTGAGCGCTGCACTGTGCTTTGAAATCGTATATATCGACATTAAGTTTGGCGAAAAATAGCGCTTGCCAAAATATACGAACGCCGTACAATGTAAAGTGTGAACAGATACTAAGCAATCAGTAGGATTCACAATCTGTATTTTAAGCGGACTTATCCCATAGCGGGGTAGGTCCGCTTTTTTTGTTGAAAGGAGAAGAATTCATGAAAATCAAAAACAAGCTTTTACGGAGTACAGCGGCAATCATCGCTACGCTCCTAGCACTCAGCTTCACCGGCTGCGGTCAGAATCCGATAATATCGGAAAGTCCATCCAGCACCGGGGTCGTCTCAGAAAGCACTGCAAGCAGTGAACAGACGGCTGGCGGTTCGGTGGACGGCAGCTTTACTATTCACTTTATAGACGTAGGGCAGGCGGATTCCGCTCTTGTTACCTGCGACGGCCACTCAATGCTCATTGATGGCGGCAATGTCGATGATTCTAACGTTCTTTACTCGGTCATGCAGCGTGAAGCCGATGGACACCTGGATTATGTCGTTGGGACTCACGCGCACGAAGACCACATCGGCGGCTTGTCCGGTGCTTTTGAGGCCGTCACTGCGGACATGACTCTATGCCCTGTGACGGAATACGACAGCAAAGCATTTCGGGACTTTGCAAGCTGCGCGGAACAGAAAGGCGGAGGCATTACCATACCGGATGTGGGTGAAACCTACACTCTGGGGGAAGCGGAATTCACGATAGTTGGTGTTAATTCTGTTCCCGATGACTCGAACAATACTTCGATTGTTTTGCGTATTGTCTATGGAGACACCTCGTTCCTCTTTACCGGAGATGCGGAACAGGAAGCGGAAAACGTGATACTTGCATCGGGACAAGACATTCAGTCAACAGTTCTGAAAGTAGGGCATCATGGCTCAAGTACATCTACCTCAGAGGCTTTTCTGGATGCGGTAAATCCAACATATGCTGTGATTTCTTGTGGCACAGGGAACAGTTACGGTCATCCACATCAGGAAACACTCGACAAGTTGCAAAACAAAGGTGTCGAGGTTTATCGCACAGACCTGCTGGGTGATATTTACTGCACCTCGGATGGCAAAGAGGTAAGTTTCACTTCCGGTGAATATCATGATGAGAATCGGATTGAAGCGGGTTCTGCTGCGAGCTCCGAAAATAAACAGGACAATGCCTCGCTTATGATAGACGAGACATACGTTCTGAACACAAGCACCATGAAGTTTCACAGACCCGATTGCTCTGCAGTCGAATCGATGAGCCAGAAGAATCGAATCGACTATATGGGTTCGCGTGACGAACTCATCCAGGAAGGGTATTCGGCTTGCGGAATTTTCAAACCTTAAAGGAAAGGGGCTAAAATTCATGTGCAAAGAAATCGATAAATTTGCTGATGAGCTTTCTTCGGAAGAACGCGCCAAAGCAGCAGCTGTGCTCCTGAAAATGGGCTGCAAAGCAAAGGATACTGTCAAAACGCTGATGCATACCTATGGCGTCTCTGAAGCACTTGCGATGAATCATCTGACTGAAGCGCAGAACATTAACAGCTAATCACAGCGCCGTTCACCTTCTGGTGGGCGGCTTTTTTCATGCAGCAGCGCAAAACAATAGGGCAGCGACCGCAATGGCCGTTGCCCTGTTTTCATTTTTGTATGAGATAGCTATAATGATGCATCTGCCGACGAATAAGCGCTTCACAACGATTGCAGATGTCATTGCCATACTCAGAACGGAATGCATCGATTATGTCCTTTACATCATGCGAACCAAAAGAAAATCTCAATTGGATGCCATATAATCCCTCTGCAGCATCAAGCTGGTCATCAAAATGCCGCGAAAACGGCTTTGCTTCTATTGCTTGCAGACAATCTTCTAATGGTCGTTCTAAAGGAAAATCCAAACTGGTGTCGGATAAGAGTGACAAGCCATTGTCGAACAACGGACAGAGCGAATAGGTCTCATCGGTATCGTCATACAAAACAGCGATATTGTTCGTGTGGCGGTCCTCGTTCAAGAAGAAAGCATCAACTTCGAGCATTGCTGTCAGATATGGTCCAAAATCTCTGATTCCGGTATGCTTCTCAATGAAATCAACCAAGAACTTGATTCTTTCTTGGACATCACCTTGCTTTGCAGTATCAACGGCAAGGCTACCACCGGTATAGCTGCGATAGAGCTTTTCGAGAGGTATTAGCGTGGCTCTGCTGTTCTTGAGAATAAAATTCTCACTTCTGCATCCATTGTATGTCCGACCGTGATATAAAATCTTGGAATATTCGTACTTCACGAAAGGGTACTTGATACTGGACTTTTCAAGCAATGCAGACACGATGCTTTCGGCTAAGCCTTCGTATCCCATGTGGTCAGCCTTATACCAGTAACCGTCGTACTTCCATTTCAGCTGATTGCCTTTAGATGTGTGATTTAGAGTTTCTTGCGGCTCTAAGTTGTTGAAGTCAACAAGCTGCATATTGGCCTCCTGTTACGCGGCAGGTCTCTTAATAAGCTGCATCCACTGATGGTCACCTGCTATGCGGCCTTCCGTTTTCTCGATGATAAGGAGCGGGTCATAAAAAGGAACGCCCATATCACGCAGAATTTCCTTGATACCGGCCCGGCTCGCAGGAAGGCAACGGTCTTGCAGGAAAATCTCGAAATCTTTCCACGAAGGTTCTTCCACCACGCCAAATGCGCGAAGAGGAATTTTATCTGTATAGTTTTTGATTTTGATTTTTTCGTGGCGGAAATCAACATCAATCGTAGTACAGAGCTGCTGCCTGTTCATGTAGTTGATACGCAGAGTATAATTCGGGTCGTCACTGAAATGCTGAGCTTTGTCGAGATACTTGTATATCGTCTGGCGGGAAACTTCGTATTTATCTGCGATAGCAGCTGCACTAAAACCGGAATTATGCAGCTCCACAATATCGACTATCTGGTCTTCAGATAAACAAGATTTCCTTCCCGCATTGCGTGGATTTTTTTGAGTGCATGGCACACTTTTGAGCTGTGCAGCATACTGGCGCAGCTGATTAAGGTCGGTGGTGCCAAAGATGTCTCTGATTTGCTCTTGATAAATATCCATTGCAATACAACCCTCCTTTCACTCTAACTATACCAACACAGCACCAAATTGTCAATAAATTAAATTGCAGACAAAGTCGCAAGCTCTGTCTGACCATTTTGTTTTTGCGGTTCAAATCCCAAATCACAGTTGCGTGCTTGTGCGAACCGACTACAATAAAAATTGTACGATAGATAACATTCCATATCGAAAGGGTTTTATGCCTTTCGTACATTCACAATTTCGCTTAAAGGGCGGACTTCCTGTTTTTAGGGAGCCCGCCTTTTTTGCGTGAACAAGAAGGAGCGTAATGTAATGTTCAAAATTCACGATGACAAAGTCTACTTCGTTGCCGAAACCCCTGACATCAACAAAGTTATCGAAATCTTCCTACCTAAGGATGACCGTGGCACCATTATGGATTCGCACGAAATCCGTGTGGACCTGTGCCGTGCTATCCGAAAGCTGCAGCATGATGGTTATACAATCATGAAGGTTTATTCTGCCATGGGCGACCGAAGAGAGAGTATTGATGTGCTGTCTATGCCGGAATTCATCCAGTCTGCGAAATGCCCGGACAACGATGTTGAGGAAGCGGTCGTCTTTTCTTACTTCGAGTCCGGAGCAACATTCCAGTTGCCTTGCAAGGTAAACAAGGAAACGCACGAAATTTTCGATGTCACCTGTGCAGCAATGCCGTGTGACGACGACTGTTTCAGTTATGCAGAAGTGAAAATCAACGGCAAGGATTATCCTATCAATTTTATTGACGATATTCTTCTCGAAAACAATGTTGATGATGCGCTGGATGAGTTTTATAGAATTCAGCAGACAGGCGAGTATTGGCAGCCTGATGGCAACAAAACGCTGGATGATGCCATTCACGAATGTCGCTGGGCTATCCTGAAGGATGCCATCCAGAAGCGCGGACATGAGGCTGTTGCTGATTTTGTCGGGACCGACATTTCCAGCGATACTTACGACCGCGTGATGGATGAAACCGAAGCCCAGATGCCGGACGAAGAGTTCGAGCGCTTCTGGGAAAAGTACATCTAAGAAACATCTCACACACAGAAAGGGAGCATATTACTATGGCTATTTTCAATACCAACGAATTTCTCCGCAAAACCTTCAGCAAGACCATCTTTGGTACTGCTGCACTTCGTCCGGAAGCAGTTTGTGCAGACGGCTTCACCCTGTCGATTCAGGCAAGCAGCATGCACTACTGCATACCGAACGAAGACCTGTCGGACGGCAATTACTCTAAGGTCGAACTCAGCTACTTGTCTGAGGAGGTCGAAGAGTTTCTGCCGTTTGCTGAAGACGACGAGGCACCGCTGGCTACGGCCTACGGGTATGTGCCCGTAGAAACCGTAGACGCGGTTCTGGCCAAGCACGGCGGTATCGTCAACGCGTGAGGGGAGGGAACTTACGATGGAAGTATTCACTATCGTCGCCAATGAGGTCATTGGCTTATCCGCAACGGAATGCACACTGATTCAGTTTAGCTACAATCCGGAGCAAATCCGTGACCCCGAAACGGTCCTGCGCAGTGCTGTCATGGACTATCTCAAGACGGATGAAGGCAAACGACAGCTGGAAATCAACTGTGGTTGCTGGAACTGGGGCGATGTCGATGACATTCCCGGCTCGTTCTTCTTGAACTATGGTCTGACTAAAATCGCTCCGCCGGATGTGAATGTTGTCGTCGACCGCAACGAGAACTTCATGGACGACTACGAGGATTGCGAGGAAGAATAACAGAAAGGGCATGAAAAAATGCGTATTTATAGCGCAAACAACGTATTCATAGAAGTTACGCGCCGATGCAATATGTGCTGTGCGCACTGCCTGCGCGGAGATGCCGAAAGCATCGATATTCAGGAGAAGTACATCGATGCTTTTCTCGACAACTTTGAGAAGGGAGCTTATATCAGCTCTCTTACCTTTACCGGTGGGGAAATCTCTCTGAATATACCGGCAATTCGATACACCTTGAAAGCTGTCAAAGAGCGCGGTATCGCCGTTGGAAGCTTTTACATGGTCACTAACGGAAAAGCTGTCGATAAGATGGCTGACCTTGCTATGGCGAGTCTGGAGTGGTGGGCCTACTGCGATGAAAAAGATGACTATATGTGCGGTCTTTGCATCAGCAGTGATAACTTCCACGAAGTAATCCCGTATGAAAGTAAAAGTATCCTTAGTGGCTTGAAATATAACCGTAACGATAAGGTAACGGACTTTCATCTGGCTTATTTACTGAACGAAGGGCGTGCTAAGAATCTCGATTCGAATATCTATAAGAAGCGTGAACCTCATGTAGACAAGCTCGAATACGAATTCAACAAAACCGGCGATATCGACTTTTACAGCGGCGAGCTGTACTTGAACGCCATCGGTGATGTCGTTTCCGGCTGCGATTGGTCCTACAAGTCGCAGAAGAAATATCGTTTTGGTAATGTAATGAACAAAAACTGGCTGGAGAACATTTCCAACAGCGAGTTGTACATTGCAAGCTAAACCATATCACTTATACATTGCCACTGTTTTCCTACAGAAACGGTGGCTTTTTTAGAAAAGGAGACCACAAATGACTGAAACAAAAGACATGTTTGAACAAATCAGTGCCATCTTAACCGATAAGAAAGATAAGCCGTTTTCCTATGAGGAGCTTGCAGCAATGCTCAAAACTGACCCTGATGCCCTCAAAACCTTTGATGAGGTCTATAAGACACAGGTTCTTGAAAGCGGAGAGCTGCATGAAAATATGCTCCAGTGGGATACAGCTACAGTCAAAGCAATTCTCGACAAAAAGGTCTACTTCCCACCGGAACTCAATTCGCTCATTGACCGCATCGTCACAGAACTGGTGCTTGAAACGCGTCTGTACATCTACAACGCGGAACGCGGTGGCTATTATGTGACATACTCTGCCAACCGCGACTTTATGACAGAGGTTACAAACGAGGAGTTGAAACGCTACCCCGAAGAACTCCGTCCGCAGCTCACCGGAAAGTTGATGAAGATTGACATTTCTGAGCCGTCGTACAAGGAACTGCTTCAAAACTACGCAGGCTACAAGAATGCAAAGAACGACAGCACAAAAATGTTCTACTACAACATGTTCCGTCAAGGTCTTGACATCCTCGACCTTGATGACTTCACTTATCAGATGCTTGAGATGAACCCCAACTCTATGGGTTTCTGGTTTCCTCCTCTGGTAGAGGGATTGTACGGCAGCGCATTTTTCAAGGTTCCGGACACAAAAATTCTTCGCGTACCTATCACCATGCTGCAGCTTACCCGCCTTGGTTTCGAGACGTTGAATCCCGTTACAAAGGAAATCGTGAACCGTTATTGCCAGAAAGTCTTCCATCTTGATGGATACGAAGACTATTTTATCAAAACGGGCACGTATTCTTCCAAATACGAATTCCGCAACGCTCATATCCATAACCCGAAGGAAATCAATGAGATGGGCGAGTATTTCTTGTTTTTGAATCATCTGACATGCTCGATGGCATCCCCTCTGAACAATCGCTGCTTCTACGGCGCGAACACCACGAACGAGTGGGTCGTCAGAGAATACATCAAGGACAAAGAAAATAACCCCACCATCTACAACGGTTTGCCGCTGCACACTGAATATCGCGTGTTTGTGGATTTTGATACAAAGGAAATCCTTGGCGCAAGTCCTTATTGGCGCAGCGATGTTATGAAGAACGAATTCAAAAAAGTCAGCAGTCCACAGGAACGCCATGATTATGTTGTCTACAAGATGCATGAAGACATTCTGAACCAGCGTTACCACGAAAGCGTTCAAACTGTTCTGGCTGAGCTGAAGAAGGTTATTCCTCGCATTGAGTTGACAGGGCAGTGGAGCGTCGATGTAATGCGCAACGGCAATGATTACTACATCATTGATATGGCGCTTGCTGAACACTCCGCTCTGAACGACTGCGTGCCAAAGAACCTGCTTCGAGCTTATCCGCAGCAGTGGCTGCCGGGGGAATCGAACAACTAATACTCCTAGAACGAAACTTTGATTCGGGTTCTTTCAGCAAAAAGCGTAGGAACCAAAATCATACGAAATGATTGTGTTGACACATAAAAACAAGTATAATATATGCAAGGAAGTGATAATAATGGTTCTGTATCATGGCAGCGATGTAATAGTCCGCAACCCTGAGGTCAGAAAAACAAGGTACGCCAAAGATTTTTCATGGGGATTCTATTGCACTAGCAACTACGAACAAGCCGCTCGCTGGTCAAAAAAAGGCAGGTCTCGTGGTATTGTCAACGTGTTTGAATATACAGAATCTCCCATGCTAAATATTAAGAAATTCCCCGAAATGAGTGATGAGTGGCTTGATTTTATTGCTATATGTCGCTCGGGCAAACATCATGACTATGATATTGTGGAAGGACCCATGGCGGATGACACCATTTGGAACTACGTCAACGACTTTCTAAGCGGTGATATTAGCCGTGAAGCTTTTTGGGCGTTGGCAAAATTCAAGCATCCCACGCATCAAATCAGCTTTCACACGGAAGTCGCTTTGAAATGTCTCTCTTTTAAGGAGGCGATTGAAGTATGACTGAAACTGCAACCTACAGCAAAAACGATGTCTTTTATACCTGCAGCCTGATTGAATATATCGGCCGCGTTACGAAGAATCATCGCAAGGATGTGGTTTCTGCTCTTGGCACAAACGGAGTCAAGGCAATTCTCGACTCAGCGGATGTGTTTCACTGCCAGAGCTTTGAGCAATCTGCCGATGAAATTTGTGAGCTTTTTCCTGTGCCGGAAGGAACGTATGATACGGTGTCTAACTGCCACTACAAGGTTCCATCTTATACAGATATCGGAAAAGTGTACCAGCGCATCATCTTTGACTGTACTAGCACTCCTGGTGTCCAGGATGTAATTGATGTATTTTCCTCGTTCATTAGCGATGACATCTCAGATTTTAATACTGCAACTTACTATTGTAATCCGAGCTATTTGTACCACTCATACAAGGCCGGAAAACTACTGGATTGATTTTCAAAAGCAATAGCAATCGAGACCACTACCCCAAAAAGGGTGGTGGTCTAATTTTTTTTGCACATCACATACCATAAATTACCAGAAAGAAAAACATTGTGCATCTGTGCGAATTGCATATAATACAAAATATAGAACGAAAGGCATCAAAAAACATCGTTGGTCGGGCAAAATCCGACCGAAAGGCTAGGGCGGGCTCAGTTTTGAACCTGCTCTTTCTTTTTATCGGAGGCTTTATGTCAAACAAAGAAGAACGCATGAACCGCAATAAAAGCATCATTGAAGATTACAAAAACGGAAAGTCGATTTTAGAAATCTCGTTGAAATATAATCTCTCAGAAACAATGTGCTACAAGATTCTAAAAGGTACGCAGGAGCCGCCTCGTTATTTTGAAAAAAAGAGGAAGAGACTTACCACTCGAAATGAGCAAATTGTTAAACAGTATAAAGGCGGTATGACGGCCAGAGAATTGGGCAAGATGTACGACATTTCCATGCAGCGTATTTATGCAATCTTGCATTCGAGCGGAGAGTACGAAAGCCAAAAATACAATCATATTGAAACGACTCTCAAAAAAGAGAAAAAGATGCGGAACCAAACTTTTCTTGATGCTTACAAGAAAAATCCTCGAAAATCGATTATCGAGTTGAGCAGGGAGGTAAATATCAGCCCTTCACTAGGTTACCTTATCCTTCATCAAAATGGGATTTACCAGTATAACGTAAAAGCCAGAGCTAAGGAGAATAGCGAAAATGCCGATTAACAAGATTACCCACGTGTGTCTAACTCATGACAAAGTCAGGGCGCGAAATGAAAAGATGTTGGAGGATGCCAAGAACGGTATGTCCCAGGAACAGCTGGCCGAAAAGTATCAAATCTGTGTTTCTACTGTCCGATATAGTCTGAAGGACTTTTACGAAGAACAGGCCCGGCAGAGAAAAGCAAAGAAGAAAGCCTGGCAAACCCAGATGATTCATGAATATGAGATGGGCGCAAAATCTCCGGAGCTTCAGGGAAAATACGGCATCAGTGGAACGCTCTTTTATCGGATTCTTCATGCGCACGGAAAGAATGGCCGACAAATCCACAGCCAAAACCGTATCGAGACTGGCAAGAAAAGAAACGCCGAGATGGTCAGGAAATACAAAAACGGCGTTTCTGTCAAAGAGCTTGCGGAAGAATACGGGCTCAAAAAGGGAAGCGTATATCGCGCCATGAAGCGGTATAGTCCAGGCCCAGGGAAAAGTAAAAGTTGTCAAAGTGAGGAATAATTGCATGCGTTTGCTACTGTAGCTGAACGCGCTGAAGACTTCGGTGGTGACTTGAATCAGGTCTTTGTAGTAGCCGACAGCGCTGGCGCATTCCTTGCCTGCATGGCAAGCTCTATTCTCCGCTATCCTGTCAAGATGCAGCCGGTAGAGGACGAACTGGAAGAGAACGTACCCGAGGCAGCCAAGAAGCTCGTCATCGACGCGATGGGCCTGCAGAGCGGTATGTATTACATCTACAAGGGCCAGGTAGGTTTGCTTCAGAACTACTATATGTCTAAGGGCTGGAAGAATCACAGTTATGCTGAGTTCATCAAGCCTGAAACCTATTCCAAACTCATCCCCCCGTGCTATATCTGCACCGGGAAAAAGGACTTTCTCAAGAAACAGACTTTTGGGTTTAAGAAATGCCTCGAAAACGAGCGCGTTCACCACGACTACGGGTTTGTTTCCAAGAGAGAAACGGTCCATGCTTTTGCAGCGCTCTATCCTGAGACTGAATCTGCAGTCGGTGTGAACCGCGAGATGATTCGGTTCTTCGACAGTTTCAAAAAATAATAAAACCAAAAAAACAAATAACAAGGAGGCCTTTCATAATGACTCACAATGAGTTGGTTCATGACCTCTGCACTCAAGATTCGATTGTGGTGCAGAACTTTGCTGAGCTGATGCGGTTTGTGCTCGACGGCAAAGCGGAAGTTATCTACGACGGTTGGATTAACGTCTATGTTCCTATCTGGTTTGATGCTGATATGGCATTTGGCCTTGATTTGAACTCAGAAGAAAATGCAGATTGGATTAACATGTACATTGACTGGCATCCGGACGATACCATTCATGCCTATGTATCTTACTGCAACAGTTCTACTGACGACCCCGACTTTACTCTTGAAGTCATCATGAGCCCTCACCACCAGGAATTGTTCAATGCGTATTTCAAAGAACAGTTTAAGGCGGTTTATCACATGAGTGTCGAAGAAGCGTGGGCTAAATTCGGCACCGAATAATATAGTGAGGAGATATATCATGGCACGTAAAGAAATCAAAATTTTCATGGACGCCAAGGAAGCTGCCAGTTTCCTGAAAACTATCGATTGGTCCTGGCTGTTCGGCTTTCTCAGTGAGCGCTATAACGTTTCGCTCAGCCCTCACAAAGAGCTGAAAGACAACGGCGCAGCAATCATCAAGGTCGAATGGCCTGATGAACTGATTGAAAAGTGCGGAATGATGGCTGATGTCTTCTCGTCAGTCAAGCTCGTCACGTTCGATTCGTATTTCAAGGAAATCGTGGAATACGATGAAGATAAGTTCAATGAAGAACGTGAAGCATGGTTTACCAATCCGACAAAGACGTTCAGCTATCTCGATTGCGATGGCGTCGTCAAGGAACGGACTCTTGCGCTGAACATCTCCCTTCGCTATACGCTGTATGACGGAGGCTACAATTTCGCAACGCTGCTCTATGCGGTTTATTCCGACGTGAACGGCTGGACTGTACAGATGAAAAAGGAGTAATAGCAATGGTTGAAATGGCATTTAAGGTAAATCCCGGCACCACTTTCTACAAGAATTATTTCGCGACAAAGGAGGAAAAAGCGCATTTCATTGAAATTGCAAAGCAGTTCTTCGACAAATATTTCCCTGATGAGAAGCTCTCGTATGTTTTGAATGACCGACTGACTGTTGATTTGAAGCCGGAACTGCTCGCCAAATACGAGTCCCAGGTTATGAAACGCCGTGACCCTCACGGATTTGTTGTCTTCAAGCAGCGTTCGCCCATGAACTGCCTGTGGGAAGATGAGGTCTGTAAGAACGTGAACGGCAAGAAATTCCTTGCCAACCAGTTCTGGTGGGCCAACTTCAACGGTTCTGGCCGCATCACTACGGAGCTGTGGGATGATGAGCAGGGAAATATCTACGGATATTATTCCTGCGAATATGCAACTCGCAGCACCAAGGTTCCAGACACCGTTACGCAGATTAAGCTGAGTGAATATCACGCGGCTTACGAAGCATACACGGAAGCCAAAAAAGCAACTGCTGACGCCGCTGCTACAGCTTGACGCTGCTTGCGATGCCGGTAAAATTGTGAATGTACGATAGATAGCATCTGCGCATTTCAGCGCTCGTACAATTCACAAACTGATACAACTAGGCAGACTCATCACCACGATGGGCCTGCCTTTTTTGTTTACAGAAAAAGGAGAAAAAATATGAACACAAAACGAATCAAAGAATTGGCTGCACTGACCGATGGAGAACTCGCAAGGAAACTTCTCATTCAGGAGTTTGGCAATGACTCTGAAACCCATTGGGGAAACAACGCACACGATGAACGTGTGATGGTTACTATCAATCCAGACGGAATCGCTCAAAGGACCTGGGAAGCCGACCATTGGGTTCGCCTTGACGAATTCGACAAAGACGGTTTCTATGCCCGTGAGATTTACGAGGGAAAATGGGTCGATGAGCCATTGCCCAAAAACGTCATTGCACGAAATGTCACAATTGCTGCACCGAAACCTATTCAGCAGGAATCCAAAGACACTGAAATTCTTCGAGCGGCACAAGTCCTGTGCAAACAGCTGACCGGAGATGACACCTTTGGATGGAATCCTGAGCTTCTTGCACAGATTGCGGATTGCACGGCAGCTTTGCTTGCCACCAACGGAATCAGCTCTCATTTTCCGAGCGCCAATACTGAACCCATCTGCTCTTGGGAAAAGCCGGTCGTCGAATATCAGCGTCCGGATTACGCCCTGGAGTATGGTACTAACTACTAAAACGAGGAGGATATCATGGCAAAAAACTATTTTGGTGTCGTTCTGACCACCAAGGAACACGATAAATATCGTCTTGTAGTATACCGCTACAAGGACCCTGGCATCCTTAATACCTGCCCGATGTGTCAGCTGCTTCGGGCCATTCACAAATTCCAGCAGGAATACACTGAAATTCACCGCGAACATTGCATCCGCATCCCGCCTCGCAAGTGGTACGAGCTTGGCAGAGTAATGCCGAGTATCGTTCTGCGGAAATACGGCCTGGAAAAGCATTACGAGATGTCATTTGAGCCGAGTCGCGTGCCTCCAGCTTCTGCGCTGAAACTCATCCCTGGTGCGACCGCTTCTAACTGGAAGCAGTACATCTGGTACGTTGATGGTGATGTGACGATGCTTGGCTAAAGACCATTGCACATTCGTGCGAGACCCATACAATTAGAATTGTACGATAGATACCAGCAATCGAAAAGGCATCCTGCCTTTCGTACAATTCACAATCCGCATAAGAGTGGACTTTCCAGCAATGGAAGGCCCACTCTTTTTTTGCGTACAATAAGTATTTTCTAGTGCATTTGTTTGCGAACATGCTATAATATAGGAGGTATAAAGACATGGGAGGTCTTAATACCATCGGGCATGCCATCAGCAATGACAAGGTAAACTTGGATGCTGGATGCAAAAGCTTGCTTGGCTGTACACCCGTTGCGGCTTTTATCGCTAAGAATTGCATTCCAGAATTTCATGATATGGCTCTTGATAAGATTCAAGAGTTCATTGTCTACAAAAAAGCCAAAAGCGAAATGACACCGGAGGAGTTGGCAGAAATTCAAAAATCCAACATCCCTCCAGTCGAAATTAGCTGTCATCCTGTTGAAGACCTGCCTGATAAACTGAACGAAAAGAACGTAGAATCCAAAAGCATAAATGAGGGAACAATATACTACGATGTGTTGTTCGATATTGGCTTGCCTTGCGGTAAAGCCAATCGAGTCATTGTGGATATTGAAGCTCAAAATAAGTACAACCCTGGATACCACATGCTGAACCGTGGAAGTTTTTACTGCGGCAGAATGGTTTCTGCGCAAAAGGAATCTGTTTTCCATAACTCGGACTATGATAAGCTGCAAAAGGTATACAGCATTTGGCTGTGTATTGACCCTGGTGAAGAAGTTCGTGGTGTTTGTAACACCTATTCAATGACCGAAACCTGCTTGGCCAAAGAATATCATTTTCCGAAAGAGCAATATGACAATTACTGCATTGTTATGGCTTGCTTGCAGGATAAAGAGTCCGATAATGACATGGTACGTCTCTTTTCTACGATTTTTGATAATAAAACGCCTGTGGAGAAAAAGCTGCAACTTGCAACCGAGTGCGGCTTGCCTGTTACCACCGACGTCAAGGAGGGTATCAATCAAATGTGTAATTATAGTGACTTTGTCGAGCAGCAGGGTGTCGAAAAAGGTCTTGCAAAAGGCCGCAAAGAAGGGCATCTCGAATCTCTTTCTGGAAGTGTTACAAACCTTGTGCGTTCTGGACGCTTTTCCGTTGAGGCGGCATTGGACATTCTGAAGGTGCCTGCTGACATCCGCTCGACCGTCAAAGAAAACGCTGAGAAAGCGTTGAGCAAATAACAATAAGCCGTTGCCTATGCTGGGAGGCAGCGGCTTTTTTTCTTTTTTCTTGCGATATTGTGCGAACGGCGTATGATGAAACTGTACGATAGATACCAGCAATCAAAAGGTGCTTTGCCTTTCGTACAATTCACATTTCGCTTGAAAGCGGACTTCCCAATCGGGAAGCCCGCTTTTTTGCGTACTACAAAAAGGAGTGTAAATTATGTTTATCATCACAAAGACTTTCACCGATGACGAGGGCCACCTTTACACAAAAGTAAATCCAAAGCAATATTCTACCCCAAAAGAAGCATACGATGCTATGCGTGAGGATTACCTCAACGAGCTCAAAAGCCGTGGCCTTGATGACAACGGCGGTTCCAATGAAGATGGCGAATCCTGCCCTGGCGGATACATCATCAGCGATGAGGCTCAAATCTACGATTTTGCCCAATACACCCCGTATGAACAGCTTCTTCCTGCTGTTTTGTTCGGAGTCCATCGGATTGGTTAAGGAGAATCGCAATGGCTAAGAAAAGTGCAAGAAAAGAAATCACAAAAATCAACCTGAAACAAGCTGCGCTCGAAGGTCTTTCCTACGAGAGAGCCTGTGAAACTGCCAAGCGTGCAGGGAAACCCTCTTATCGCTTCACGGTCGGCGACAAAGTACAGGTTGGTCACCTTCTAAACTGCGTTGTTGACGAGGCTCTGGAAGGCGGGTACATGTATCTTATCCGCAGTGGTGCAAATTGTGACGACTATTCCTGCTGGGCCTGGACAAGTGTTCGCCCACTGGATAATGGCAATAGCACGCATTTTGCCAAGCGCAATTCTGCACTGTCCCGCCTGCACTACTCAAACCGCAGCATGTACTCTCTGCTCAGCTTCCAATACCTGTTCGGCGTTGATTTCAACCCTGATTATCAGCGTGGTTCTGTTTGGGGTGATGAGGACAGGGAAAAGCTGTTGGACAGCATCTTTATGGGTCGCGAGATTGGTCGTTTCGTCTTTAAGCAGCTGCCATTCACTCGCACAAGCAACGATGGCAACTACTATGAAATCGTTGATGGCAAGCAGCGTATGTTGACCCTGCTTGCTTTTTATGAGAACCGATTCCCGTACAAAGGCGTATTTTACAATGACCTTTCCGCACAGGACAAGAACTGGTTTATGGATGCCTCCATTGGCGTTGCTGAGATTGACCAGAGCGTAACTCGCGCAGAAGTCTTGGAAATTTTCCTTGCCATGAATGAAGGCGGTAAGCCTGTCGCAAAGGAAGTCCTCGACCATGCACGCGAATTGCTAAACGAAGAGAAGGGAGAAGGATTATGAGTCCTATGTTCAAACAAAAGGTCGGTATGACGAAAATTTATGCAAAAGGAATCGCAGAACTCTTTCTTATTCGCTGCAATCCCTATCATTGGGACGGCAGCGGGGAAGTGCCTGACAACATCAGTTTCGATGTGTACAAGCGCAAAATCGATGAAACATACGATGGCTGCACACTCGAAATTCAGCTTTGCAAACCTGATGGTTGTCTTTGCTATGCGGCTTCTGTTCACCTGTATGAAGGCGGATTCTGGACAGGGCACGGCATTGGCTGTTTCGACAAGACTGCGATTTGCAACGACCCTGGTTCTGTCGATGCCTTGACAAGCGCCATCATGCGAGTGTGCATGATATACGAAAATCTCACAAATTTCCGCAAGGTTTTCGTCAAGTGCCTTACCATCAGCCAGAAACGAATGAACGAAATCAAGCAGTATACCGATGACGGCAAAGAGCAGGATGAGATTGAGTTCGAATCCGTTATCTTCGCCGATGGTATGCACATGGATGTTCGCTGCATTCCACGCCACAATGGACCTTCTTGGTGCGAAGCGGCTATTTATCGTGAGGATGAGGATATCGTCACGTCTGAGCCGAGCAACTCGTTCTACAACCATTGGGTTTGCCAGACGGCAAACGCCACCTACCATCTTTATATGGGTATTGATGACGAATAAAACTTGACGCGTCTTGCGAACAGCATATCATAGAAATTGTACGATAGATACCAGCAATCGAAAGGGCGTTTTGCCTTTCGTACAATTCACAATTTCGCATGAAGAGCGGACTTCCCATATCGGGAGGTCCGCTCCTTTTGCGTTATAACGACAAAAGGAGTGTATTTTTATGAAAATGACAATCACGGGCCAAATTGATGGCAAATCCGTGCCGATAACCATTCCGATTGAAAAAGTTATCGAAGCTTTCTGGCCTTACGCCACCAAACCTTCTACTCTCTCTGTTTCCACTGAGCTTGACACAGACGGCATCAGTGCTAACTTTATGCTCGGCCAGGAAACAAAGGATTCTTATCCCGGTATCTGGCTCACCAGCAAAAACAGCAATACCGGTCGTGCAGGTTTCTGGTTCTGTTTGGAGCTGCCGAACGAAACCAACGACATGGTAAAAGGCTATCTGTACGCTGGCGATGATGAAACAGAGACGGACCAACCTCTAGCTGTTATCGCTGATGGCGTTCGCAACGACGACGATGACTCAAAGCGCATGCTTTGGGTGGATGAGTCGTTGACTCACGTTGAACCTCTAACCAATAACTATCTGAAACGCCAAGGCGCTGTCACCGAAAAGCAGCTCGATGAACGTGACTTCTGAGTAAATATCAAAAAGCATCTTGCCAAACAAAATAAATAACAAAAAGGAGAGTAAAACTATGTATCTCGAAACTATCAATGAAAAAGCATTTCGTTCCTTTCTTTCTAATCCCGACATTTCCGTTTTGGACGGTAACGTTCTGGATAAGCACCACAACTCGGATTTCTACCGTTTTGTCCGCGTTCCTCTTTCCGATGGCGAGCATAGTGTCGAGGCATTATTTGGGCAAATGTGCAGTAACTATCCCACCAGCATGAGCAAAAACCATTTTTATGAACAGCATAACCTTGAGTTTATGGCTTATGTTGTGGACCACGAAAAGACCTATGCTGAAAGCTATGAGTTCCTGCGATTGTTTGATGTCACCTCTGCTTACACTGGTCCCCATTCCGCAATGGGTGAGATGACGAAAACGCTGTGGGATTATCTGGAGCAGAAAACAATTCTCGACCCTGACTATCTGAACACGCCCGAATTGCAGAACGAGGCTTATGAAAACGCTGTCAAACAGTATGTCCTGCAAAAGAAAGACACCGCATTTGAAGAAAGCCTTCGTAACTTTCTTGAGCACATTGATGACACTGCGACCATCGAGTTCTTCGCTAATCCTACCGGATGGGCGGAAAGGGTAGTCAATGTCCTCGATAAGAATCTCACTTCTCGCGATGGCACACCTTTCAGCGAAAGCATCGGGAAAAAATTCGTTGCCGTCCAACGTCTTACCCAATCAAGGATGCTGGAGTTCCAGTCCAAGCCACATTGTTGGGAAAGTGAGTGCCGTAGTTTGTTTGCTGCGACTGCAAAAGCAAAGAACATTCGGCTCGTTATTGAAGCCAATGGAAAAGAAATGCAGGTGCAATATCCTGTTTCCAACCTGATTACTTTTGAAATGATTAAGAATAAGGTCATTTCTGCATGGGCTATTGCACCACGCAAGCTCAGCGATGAGGTGAAAGAATTTCTTGCGGAAAACTGCGCTGACTACAGTAAATACTGGTCTGATATTCCCATGAAGACTGTCTCTCGCATTAAAAGTGGGCGCAAAGTTCTTTGGGAGAATCCTTACTTTGAGGGAAACAGAAAATAATGATAGCCGTCAGAACAAATTGTGCCGACACTTGATTTGCTTCACCAGAGTCCTGCAGAAATGCGGGGCTCTTTTTTTATTGCCAAAATATGCGATTCGCCTAAAATAAAAGTTGTACGATAGATACCATCTACTTGGCGCGTTTTTTTTGCGTTCGTACAATTCACAATTCTGCAAGCAAAAGGCAGACTCACCATCTCGGTGGGCCTGCCTTTTTATTTGCTCAACTACAAAAAATGGAGTGTAAAAATGAAAATCAAAGTCAAGTTACTGAATTGCTGGCAGGAAAACTATCCCGAGGAAGGGCCGGAAGTTGTTTGTGTTTTTCTCGATGAAGTGAAACGCATAAAGAAAACAACCCCTTCGCACCTTTTGAACGACGCTTTGTTGGATTGCTATGTCCACGATGGCCAGTTTGTAACCGCATCTTATGGCTATCTGAAAGCAGGAAAGCTTGCATCGAAGGAAGAATACCTGCCGTTGCTCACTGAGCTGTACTATGTCGGCTACAAAAAGAATGAGTTGGAAGTCTGCCAATTTGCAAGGATTTGACTTCTAAATCATAAAACTATCACAACAAGGAGAAAAAATCATGAGTACCACAAATAATATGAATACACGTTTATTCATTGACATGGACGGCACCCTCGCTGTCTGGAAGCAGGCTACCTGTTTTGAGGACCTGCTTCAGCCGGGCTATTTCAGAGATTTGCCGCCCTATCAGACGGTTTTGGACGCCGTGAAGATTCTTTGCAACACAAAACCAGAACTTGATATGTATGCACTTTCCGCCTATATTCCGGAAAACCCATATTCGCAATGTAGGGTTATTGGGACTGTATCCCGCATAATCCAATTCTCACCACAGCTATGCCGCCTGCAACAGCGGTGAACGCCCATTGTACTCGGTCGCACGGACAGCAACCGTGCCTAACAGTCCGTCGAGTGGGAAAAAAATTGGAGTCCTGCGGGACTACAAGCCACCTCTTTCAGGTGGTGGTAGTTGACAATATAACTCTTCGCCGCTCATCCAAGGATTCACAATTTCGTTGAAGAGCGGACTTCTTGTTATTCAGGAAGCCCGCTTTTTATATTAAATTTTAAGGAGTGTATTATCTATGTCTAACAAAACAAACCAATCCGTTCTGGTCAATGACACCAGCAGCTACTACCTCAAGCAGTATGCAGCTCTGCAGTTCCCGGGCTCTGTTGACAATTTCGGGACCAAGACACCCATTCATCTTTTGCAGCAGCAAGAAGAATCTGAGCGCAGCGTATCCTTACGTGAAGCTTGCGATTCGGACTATGACCTCGATGGTGCGCAGTTCTTGTTCGAGGGCGCGACTTATGACTCGGTGACAGATTTGGTCAAGGACAATCTGTGCCTTGACGACGAAGAATCGATTCAGAAATACAATGAGCATCCTCGGTTTGACCCGTTTATTCCGTACGATGAACTGGTTGACAAAAAGAATGCCGACAGGGAAGACATCCGCGATATTCGTGATTCGCACCGCCTCGACACAATGGCCGACTATGTCGATATGTACTCCACGGCAAGCGGGTATGATACAGCAGATGATATCACGGTTCTGCTTCCTTCTTCCTCGTATGAAACTGTGGGTATGGCGTTCACACATCAGGCTCTCAAGCAGTATGAGAAGTCGATTGACAATCATCTGTTCCGTAAGCACCGCTGCTATGCGGCGTGCGGAGAAGGCTATGGCCGTGAAGCTGGCGACTACTATCCCATCATGAATTTTATTCGTGATGCAGGGGAACAGCTGCTGGTTCAGGACCTTGAGAATTTCGATGTCAAGGTCATGGAACTCGCTTCCGACGATGAAGTCGCTGACTTTTATTGCGAACATCCTCACGAGTTGTTTCGAGCTGCTTATATCAAAGTCTCTGAAAAAGACACCATTGGCAAATGCTATTCTCGTCTGTACGTCTTTTGCTCCGGTCACGAGGAAACCTTCTCTGACGGAAGCCGTTTCCTGGTTTGCGACAGCCATTATGTCAAGGCCGTCAAGGAAGGGAAGGAATACAAAGTTCCTTATCCTTTTGACTGCAACCGTTTCGCCGATGAACTGAACAAAAAGTCCAATGAAAAGGAACGCTTGACACCCGCTCAGCGCCTTTTCTTCTGGACTGAGTACAAAAAACCTATCGAATAACAAAGAGGAGAAATTGCTATGAAAAGCTTTAATGTTGTTGTGACCGTTTCCACTACCATCTGCGTTGATGCCAACACCCCTGAGGATGCCATCAAGAAACTACAGAAGGCACTTGACGCCAACGATGCTGGGACTGCCATGCAGCTTGGCGAAAACCTGTCGTGTGCTTTGCGCGATGGCGGCTATCAGGTGACTAATGCCGTTGAAGTGGACGAGTAAGGGGAGATGCGATATGACAATCCCTTTAATTCCTTGTCCTTCCTGTAACTTTACGCTCAAGCCTGTCTGGTTCTTAGAAAAGGAGCTGGACAATCACGGCATCCCGACCGGACGCACTCGCAAGGCTTGCAGCTGCTTGCTCTGTGATATGTGCGGATACAAAGAAACAGTAGACGATTCATTCGATGAACCGTACAAATGATTTAAGGAGCAAAAGAAATGATTAGATTTTATATTCAGAATTTAGAGGATTTTGATGAGGCTTGTGAGGCTCTTGACTCCTGCGGTGTTAAATTCGAATTGGACGGTGGCGACCGCATTATGGTTGAAGATGAACTTCGTCAGGATGCGCTCAGTGTCTTCGACGAATATGACATTGATGCTGAGGAGGTCTGAACTATGCTGCGTCCCAACAAAATCAGTCCCCAAAAACCATGCCCATTCTGCGGTGCCTTTCTCGAAAATCAAGCACCCAGCGTCCTCTGGTGCCACCCGCAAAACGGTTGTTTGCTGAGTCTCCGTGCTATCGCCGGAGACGACCAAATTGCTCAGTGGGATACGCGATACGGTGAGACGGCTGGCAAAAGCAATGTAAATTGTGAGGAACGATAATGGCCAGATTTTTCGTTTATAGCACGAAGGAAGCTGCTGTGGCTTTGAAAGAAGCGCATATCCCTTACCGGGTACACGGCGAATGCTGTATATCGGTGAACAATGATGATTACAGCACCGCTGTTGAGGCTTTCTTTCGCAGCGATGTAAGTTTTCAACCGGAATAAAGGAGGTATTTCTCATTACAAGATTCTTGGCGTTTGGCCTTGCTGCCGCATGCGCCGCACTTGCTCAGGAAGCGATTCCGTATTCACTTGACTGCCATCGACTGATTCTGGTTGATGAAAGCCATTACTTTGAAACCATTGATATTTTCGATGATTACGACATCGATTTCGATGTTATCGGAAATTTTTGAAAGGAGAACTGTTATGTTTACAAAAGAACTCTATAAAATCACATGTACCCGCAACGGTGAAACCAGCGATATCGGCACTTATTTGCTGAAGCCTGGTCCCGAGGCTCCAATGGACTGCTACCGCAACTTTTTGAACAAAACGGATGTGGCCGTTTCCATCAAAAGCGTACCGGACGGATTTATCATCACTGATAATTCTGAACCTGACACCAGCTACCACCTGATGTTTATCCCGATGGACGACGATTTCTGGGCCCGCTGCGCGGCTGAGAAAGAAACGAAACAATAATATTTGCCCCTTCATCCCTTTTGGGATGAGGGGGCTTTTTTGTTGACACTGCTTGCGAAAGGCTGATAATAAAAGCTGTACGATAGATACCATCTATAGCGCCATTTGGGCCGTACGAAAAATTCATAATCTCGCACAATGAAGGCAGATTCACTTTCGGGTGAGTCTGCCTTTTTTATTTGCGCGAACACAAGAAAGGAATTAACAACAATGATTGCAAACCTAAAAATCGGTCCGTGCCCTAAGTGTGGAAGCACTACGTTCCATGCGACAGCACACGTCACTCAGACCTGGCTTGTTGATGAGGACGGCGAGTTCATCAAGGCCGAGACCAACTGCGATGAGGTAACTCATTCTCCCGACACTGAGGACTTGTTTGAGTGCTCTAAATGCGGGGCTGAGGTTCCAGCAAAGTATGTGTACAGCGAATGATTCCGCGACTACTTTTGCAAAACCATTCGTACATACCATCGTCAAAAAGCAGGCATGGCCTAACGATTTGTTAGGGTACTTTTTGGAGGGAAATACTATGAAAAATCGTGTACCTGAAGTCTTTTTGTCCGAAATGTTCGGCGAATTGCGCATCATGGAGGATGACAACAAATTCTATTTTTGCGCCGCAGATGTTTGCTCAGCTTTAGGCTACTCAAACCCAAGCCATGAACTGAACATACATTGCCGCCATGATGGCATCAGGGCTGGCAGAGCGGATGTAAACGGCGTTCCCCGCATCATCAAGTTCATCTCGGAAGGCAACGTATATCGTCTAATCTGCCGCTCAAACAAACCCGAAGCGGAAAAGTTTGAGACCTGGGTTTTTGACGAACTCTTGCCCCGGATTCGCCAGACCGGCGGTTATGTAAATGACCCAGTAGTCTTTGTCGATAATTGGCTTCCGAACACGGACGCCAAAACTAAGGTTTTGCTTGTCACTTCGCTGGAAGCTGTCAAGAATCAGGACAACATTATCGGCGTGCAGCAGGAGAGTGTTGAGTTCCATCGCGCAGTGAGTGCATCCGTGAACAGCGTCGATTTCGGCGAGTTTGCAAAATGTCTTGCCAACGACCGTATCAACATCGGCCGCAACCGTCTGATGGCGTGGCTGCGCAAAGAAAAGTATATTGACTCTGCAAATGTTGCTTACCAGCGCTACATCGACCAGGGAATCTTCGAGGTTAAGGAAACGGTGTACTATGTCGGCACCACTTACCATACATCGCGTAAGACGCTGATTACTCCTAAGGGGCAGGTATATTTGGCAAAGAAGGTTTCTAAAGAATACAAAGGCTGATTTTGCTTGACCGCGCTTGCGGAATGAATAAAATCAGTCTTGTACGATGGATACCAGCAAATCCATAGTTATTCACAACCTGTAGCAGAAAGCAGACTCATCTTCGGATGGGCCTGCTTTTTTTGTTTACATGAAAAAGAAAGGAACGATTTCATGAATTTTAACCCTAATAACCAGAACACTCTTCTCACAAAGAAAGTCGCAGCACTATACGAAGCAATGCAGAAGGCTGGTGATAGTGGTCTCGCCTTTATGGTCGTTGACAGTCTCAATAGTCTTGCAAATTATGCCAGTTTTTTGGCTGAACAAGAAATCTTAATTCAGCAAGCTCGTATCACGATGGATGCTGCAAGCTACCGCATTTTTTATCACAGCGTCGATTCTGCCCGTACCAGTTTGCTCGAAAACGCGGCTGCCAATGTCGCTTTACTCAACCGGCTGTGCAAGAAATACAACACAGACCAGATTGCTGGAAATGTGGCAGACGCAATTGAAGCCGAAATGAACTCCGGCAACATGTATTCTCTTGCTAATTCCCCGGCCTACACTGCATTCGCCAAAGAGGTTCTCAACACCTATTATACGACCGGTTCAGCCGGAAGCATCTGTAACAAGTAAATCAATCCAAGCCCTTTACGGGGTCCACATTGCGGTGGAGGCAAAAGCCAAGAGCCGCACGATGACCCCGCGTTAAGGGGAGACGTATGAGTATCAATCTGAATAGCCGCAACAACACCCTCTGCTGCAAGGTCAACGACCTGTACACCGCCCTCATGGCCTCTGAACTGCTGAACGACTGCGTTGATGACGTTGTCGTGATGCTCAAAACCTGTGTTGATTACGTCAACATAGTGTCGAATCAGGAAGTCCAGATACAGCACGCGCGTTTCACGATGGACGGTGAGGAGTTTCGACAGTACGTCATGGAACTCGACCGTCATCGCCGTGCGTTGCACGAAGGGCTGATGGCACGGGTGAACTTTGCCAATCGTCTGTGCGTGAAGCTGAACACACCTGTTCTTGCTGAACGGGTCACGGAAGAGAACCGAGAAACCTATTTTGCTTTCGCAAAAGAGGTGGTCGATTCCTATTTCGGTGAAGCCATGCAGAACGGACGATTGCTCTAGGGCAACATTGTCCCAACCCGTTTTAACACTACAACTATGGAGGTATTTATTATGTCTAATAACAAAGAAATCATCTGCAAACTCATCAAAGCCAAGAACCAGGAGGCCAACAGCTACACAGACCAAACTTGCTACAATGCTGCCTACTGCTACGGCTATGTGGACGGCGCAACTATGGCACTGAACACTTTGAGCGGCGTACCCGAACGCCATAAGTGCTATGCTATCCTGTCCCATTATTCCAATGAAGATATCGGCACGTTTGACTCCGTTGCAATTTGCGGCGGGGTACATATGAGCTTTGAGTCGGCCAAGAAAGCGGCTGATGAAATGCTTGCGGTCGATAAGGAAAATGGGTGCCACGATGACGCCGTTCCGTACACTCTCGACGATTGCAAAGAGTTTGACGACCTTCCTCTGTACATTGCAGGCGAGTGGGTCAAGGACAAATTTGAACACTATCACAACTTTTACGCTGTATTTGAACAGGATGCAGCGCTGTAGAAAACAGAACGCTGGAGGTGCTCTTGTGTTTAAGGTATTAGGCGGCATTGGCCGTTCCGTTCCACTCTACAACGGCAAGGCTCGAATCCTTGTCAAGGCAATTATCCCGGTTGCTTCCAGCTACCTCGCTGATATGCAAAGTGTCTGTGAGGCAAACGGCTGGAAATCCGTTCTGGATGAACGCGGTAACCTGGTCGTCTTGTCTGTTGTGTCCATTGACGCTTACCGGCTTTCTGACAGCACCTTGATGACCGCATATCTGCACTTTGCAGAAACTGCGGCTCAGAAACTTACGGGCTGCAAAAATCGGTATTTGGTCGCTGGTGTTGTGTCTTACGATGCAGCCGCATAAGGAGGTTAACATTATGAAATACCACGGATTTGAATCACCCATCGATTGGTCTCAGTACCTTATCCAGAAAGCAGACAAACACGAATATGAACCGTCTGAGCCGTGGAAGAGAGTCGAGGCTTTACTCGAAAAGCTCTACCTGCCGCAGAACTCCTATTCCTACGCAAAGTTTCCTCAATGGTTTGCGGATTCCTCTGACAAGGGGACAGAAGAGGAACAGGTACGGTATGTGATGAATCATCTCTGCCCGAATCTGTACCACTTTTATAAAAATCCGACGCAGAAAGATTTTCGTCTGGGGCCTGATGTTGTGAACCTCATGGTTCACCAGCATATGTGTGAGAACACACAGGCGACCATTCTGAACGAGGATGGTTCTCTTTTTCAGGATGGGGTTCATGATACTCACGAGGAAATCCTTCTGCTGACGTTGTTCTTTGAACACGAGTTCAACGATATGGATATTCGGTGCGCCCGCGTATCGTATACCTCATCGGACGCTGAAATCAAAGCCTGCTTCCTGCACGCGGTTCATAAGCGGTTTGGCTTAATGGACCCGGCAGCGGAAAGGCTTTGGCTCAGCAACAAGTCTAACAAAGTTTACCTCATTAAAACAATCCACGGAATCGCTTGAATACATATCAAAGGAGTGCAACACTATGAAATCTGATACCATTCGCAACGATTACGCTGCAGCTCGAATCTCTGCCATATCCGCTATTATCGCGGCGGAAGCAATCGGAGTCACCCTGCTTCTCATTCTGATTCAGTCTCTGCTGAAAGCTGTAACTCCGCTGACGTCGGAATCCATTCTGATGCTGGTCCTGGGTTCTTTTGTCAGGACCGGAACCACCGCATTCTGCATTTTCGGCGTGCTCTCTGCACTGGCTGCCTTGTACGTGTCAGCTTGTGCGACGAGAGAACGGTATTTTTACATTGATAAGGACGAGCTCAAATTCATAGCCAAGACCAAAGAAATGTTTGGCTGGCTGAAGAATTCTAAGCCTGCAATTGGCTGCTTTGCAGCGGCAGGAGCGTTCATAATAATGGCAATATCTCTTATCGCTGATATCGGCATCTTTGATTCCGGTCTCAGCCACGAAACGCTCGGTGCTCTCATCAATGTTGCAGTTCTGATGCTTCACATCGCCGGTGGCTGTATCGTTGCTTCGGTGGCTTGTGCGGTTTGGGACAGCAATAAGATATAGGACTCAATATTTTAGACCTGCATATGTCTAATCCAGAGCTGTCCATCTTCGGATGGGCAGCTCTTTTTGTTGCTCAAATTTGCGAATTGCGGACAATTAAGACAGCGAATAAAAACTGGAGGAATCATTATGCTTGCACTCAAAGCCAAAAGGTCAAATAAAACACTCTATCTATTTGCGGCCGTCATTGTAACCGCTATTGCCGTCATTATGGCAGAAAGGCAAGGAGTCGTTGACAGCGATTATTTCTGGCATCTCACCTTAGGAAAAAGCATCTGGCAAAATAAAGCCATCCCAACTCAGGACACTTTCTCCTGGCTAAGCCCGGAACTCAATTTGCAGGAAACCGCCCATTCCTGGCTCAGCAGCCTGATTCTTTACGCATTTTCCTGCATTTCTGTGAATCCTGTTTACGGGATGCTTGCGTTCATCGCAGTGACAGTCTTTGCCTACTGTCTGTTCATTGAATATATCTGGGGCAGACAAATCAAAGACCCTTTTATGAATGTCCTGGCTTTGGCCCTTGTCACGCTGCCGCTCGACTGGGCAGGAAGACCGCAAAGCATCGGCTTAACGCTCTTTGCAATCGGATTCTATCTGCTGAACAAAGTCTATGAAGAACCTGACACAAAGCTCCGCTGGCTGCTTCCTGTTGTGAGCGTTCTTTGGGCAAACTTGCACGGCGGGGCATTGCCCATTCTGTTCGCGTTCAATCTGCTGTTCCTGGTCTTGTGCTTTGCTCCTGACATCAATGCCTTTGATATCTATAACGAAAAGGGCGACTCAAAGAAGCGGTTCCGTGCCCTGTTCCAGGTCTTTCTTTCCGATATTTTGGCCGGACTCCTGAATCCATACGGCATCAAGCTCTATATCTATTTCTTTGTGACAAACAATGAAACGACCAAGAAATATGTTTCTGAATGGATGCCGAGCCATCTTGCCAATGAAGTTGTGTTTCTGTGCCTTGCCTTCTTGTTTCTGATTGTAGCTTACCGAATGAAGGTAAAGCTCACAGAATTTGCCCCGTATCTCTGCTGCCTGTTCATGACAGCAATGTATGTCCGAATCCGCAGCTATTGGGTTATCGTCATGACTCCCCTCATTTACCGGTTCCTCACTTCTCTTATCTCCGCACAGGAAAACCGGATGTGGAAAGCTGGCGGCAGGCCCAACAGTTCCTGGGCGGGAAACACCAAGAAATACACTATCGCTGCAGCTGCCGTGCTCGTTCTTGTATCTGCTGTCTATGCACCTTCCATGGCCAACGACCCCGATAAGACAGGGGATTACATCACAGCTGACCTTGTCTCATACATCCAAGACCTCAACCCGCAGCGGCTCTATACCTCCTACAATGATGGCGGGTATTGCATCTATCATGGCATCAAAAGCTTCGCGGATTCCAGAGCAGACCTATTCCCGGACGATGTCATCGAAGCAAGTGTGAATTTTGCATTCATGAGCTATTCCACCGACACTGGCATGGAAGACTGTTTGAATCAATTTGACTTTGATGCTATCCTTTTGCGACGTTCTCAAAGTGGGCCCTGTATTGAATTTATGAACCAGCTTTCTGGCTGGACACAAGGATATAAAGACGATTATTTCGTTGTTTTTGTACCTTCCGAAACCTAAAAATCTCTGCCCTTGACCGGATTTTTCGGCCAGGGGCATTTTTGTACATATGTTTAGTGAAATCTAAACGGCTGACCGCTTTCTGGACAAGGCTTTCGAGTATTCAAATCGACTCTGGATTTTGTTCCAGGCTTGTTTTGTGCAATATTTACAAATTCTATTTATTATGGGCGGTCGATTTGTAGTGTTGCTATCTAGCGGAGGTGTGCGAATTGCAGACAATGAAAGTATGGGTCAAAATCCCAACATCCGAAACATATGCAGAAAGGCACATCAATGCTAAATAACAGCTATACAAAAACGAATACCATCTTCGGACAGGCGCTTGGATGCACTGCCCTTGATGACGCATTTGTAAAGCTGCTGAGCGATGTAAATGCCGATGGCGTGACTCAGTTCCTGATTCGGACAAATGGCGAAGAGAAAATGAAGACCGTTGCCCAAATCAATTCTGAGTCTCTGGAAGCAGGTGTTCGTGAGCGCATCTTTGATAAAGTCAGCCCGAAATATGGGACCTCGACTTATTGGGATACCTCTACCAACATCTACTTCTCCATCAATACGTTCCATCCTCAGAAATCTCTGCGCGGAAAAGGTATCCGTCGTAAGGCGGATGTCGAAAAGCTGCGCGCTCTGTTCTTTGACATTGATTGCCACGGCGAAAACGCACCAGCTGACATCAGCGACCGCATCGGTGAGCTTGTACTGGATGCCGTGAATCATCATGAGATTCCGGACTGTGCAGTTTCTAACAGCGGCCGTGGTGTTGGCTTGTTTGTGTTTCTTGAACCCTGCAACCCAAACAATCTCTCTTACGGCTTGGCCTACAGCGGCGTACATAGAGCAATTTCTCTCAAGCTGAATGAGTTGATTGAGAAGGCCCAGTTCACGGCAAATGTTGAGCTGGATAAGGCGGTTCATGAAACCAATCGCGTTGCTCGTCTGCCTGGTACTTACAACACCAAGGCAAAACGCTGCTGCCATTGTATTCGGGTCCCTGAAGGAAAGCCCTTCAACCTGCTGAAGCTCGCCGCCCAGTATGAA